TTACTCATTTAAAACTCCCATTGGTTGAATAAAAAATTTAGGCATTACTGCCACGTTTCTCTACTCACCAATGGGCTGGCGGGGGCCGTACAACTGCTATTTAGGGCTAGCGATACCCGATGTGCGTATTATGCCCGCTTTTGCTGCTTATACGCAAACACCTTTGACATATTACCAGTTTTTGCAGCTTCTTCGCGTAATCGTTCCAGCGTAGAGTCTACTGCTCCCGATGATCGGGCTGTACCAGTGACTACAGGTTCAGGGGGTGGCGCTTGTTTACGGGGTGTTACTTTCAAATCTTTCTCCAATTTAGCAACCGCAAAAGCGAACTTTACAGGGTCTTTGATTTCGGCTAACTCTTTGGCTTTTGCAGGGTTCTTGCCAAGTGCGTAGACAACAAGCGCAGGATTATCAGCACCTTGAAGCAATACGCCTTGCTGAGTGACATTAAGGACTTCTTGAGCCACAGCCTCGGCATCCTCGTAATCCTTAACCCTTAATTCGGCTTTCGCCTTGCCGTAATTATCTAGCTTGGATTGCCATTCTTTCTGCTGGTTTATAACTTCAGCTTCTTGTTTAGCGTTGACTTCATCGGCCTGACGCTTGCGCTCAAACCAATCAGCTAATGCTTCTTCGTATTTTTCAGCGTCATAATCGTGATCTTCAAGTTTTGGTTTAGCACCAAGAACCGGCTTATTCTCAGTTGGTTGGACTTGTAACCTGTTTTGCAGTTCACGATTCTGCCTTTGAAGTTCTCGGTTTGTCTTGCGTAACTCTTTCACCCATTCAGGCGCGGGGGTGTGTTCTTCTTGGGGTTGTTCCTCGCCAATACTGACTACAACCTCTTCGGGCTCTTCAGCTGGTACTTCATCAACAGTTTCGTTGATTATTGGTTCTTCAGTCACTTGAACTTCTTCTTGTTCCATGTTTTCCCTTTTCTCGCCCATTGAAACGGTTGGGCGGTTACCGTTGCTGGATAATTTGACTATCCATAATTTGTTGAACCGCTTGGGCGTTGCTCATCGCCATTTCTTGTGAAGTTTTGTCAACATTTCCCAAAGTTTCCAAGGTCTTAGCTCTGCTAAGTTCTGCATCAGCCACGGTTTTGACAGTGCTTGCCCGTGCTTGCGCTGCCTTGGCTGTGGCTTCTTCAGCCGCCGCTTGCAAGTAAATCGCATTCGGGTCTTGTGGCTGGCCTTGCATTTCTGCCATCATTTCCTGCGCTTCTTCCTCTGTCGGTTTTACGACACCCATCCGTAATAACTTTTTGCGGAAATAAGCGTTGGTGTCTGACAGACCCTCACCTTCCATGTTCATCATTGCCATTGCAGTGAGTACATTCGCGGTTTCAGCGTCTTGTGTCAGTTGAATCATTCCCGTCAAAGCCCTGACGGTAGCTTGTTTCTTGCTTGAGCTTGATGGCCCGACATCTGAGACAACATCAAAAGTAGCGCTGGATAAGTCATTTTCCATTACCAACTTACCATTTTTATCAATAGTTGGTTTCATTAACTCAACCATGCCTGACTGACCTGTCGGTGCTAGGGTTTTCATTTTTCGCTTATCTTCAACATAAAGTTCTTTAGCCATTGAAAGCCAAATCTCTCCGCTGCGCTTCATACCCTTTGCGAAATTGCTCATATAAATGAATGATTGCCCGTCAACTCGGGTTTGAATCATCTCAACCGCTTTACCTGACATACCACTTACCATTTCGTCAGCACCCTGTGGGTTGCCGAGAATGTCTTGCATATCAGTCTCAGTAATCTGCAAGAGCGCAGCCATAGCCGGTGGAATATTTGGGGCACGGGTGTACTCTAGCGGCGCAAGAATGGGGTTTCCATTTGGGTCTGTTGCCCTATTTTTTAACAGATATGGATAGTCTTTTAAATTATCTTCCGCCCACATAACCTGATGGCCAGCTATTTCCTCTGGGGTCATTATGGGTTTCTCAACTCCACTCAATGCACTTATCTCGCCTAGCTTTGAGAGCTGCATATTCTTTAGGCGTTGGGCATCCTTTGCAAGACGTACCGCGCCCATGCAACGCTCTACATTGTCAACAAACCACCTTTTACCGTAAACAACAACGATAGGAATACAGTCTCCAGCAATAAACCCGGCATCTTCTAATACCTTGCCGCCTGACAGAATATATTTTCGTACGCGTTTAGTTTTAACTTTACGCTGTCTGACTTCAACCGTCCCAATCGCAGCGAGCGTTTCTTCTAAAGTTTCGTCATTATCAAAATTGGTTTGGGTGTACTTTTCTTCTTCACCTGCAAGATTTTGGAATACGCGAATAGTTTCGGTTGCTTCTTCAACTTTGTAATATTCAGCGACATAAACCACATCAGGGGTTTGCCAGTCAAATTCGGATTGATGAATAATCTTAGGCCAGTCTGTTGGGTCATCGTTATAGGTTTCTTTATAACTTTCTCGGGTCATGCTGGTAACCACAAAGCATGACTTCGCGTCTGACTTATCTTGTCTTTTAGCTCCTAAATCAAAAAACACCGAGCTATCAGCATCAAAAATTGGCTCAATCCTGATTCTTTGTTTTTCATTTTCGGGGTCGCCTTCATCCTCATAAACTGCTCTAAGTCTCCAAGCACCAATACCACCGCCTACAGCCTCCTCAAAGGCGTTATCGTAGGCTTCATCAGCTACAGAGGCTTGTTCGTCAGCACGATATAACCCGTCACAGACCTCGGCTAGCTTGTCGTTATTTGCCCCGTCTTTGCTTACATAATCGACTGTAATTCTGTTATTTCGGTATTCGTTAACGATACGAATAACGGCTAGCATTATTTTATTTACTTCAAACTTAGGTTTGTTTTCGTATTGGTCGGCCAGTGGCCCTTCCCATTGAGCGCCGCATAGTGAATAAAACCGGCGGTCTTGCAGGCACTGTAAACGTTCATCTCTTAATGCGCTTTGAATTTCGTTAAATTCTCGCAGCGCTTCAGCGTGAATATTTGCAAGGCGTTGGTCGTTAGAAATTCGTGCCATAAATTAATTCCTTTGGGGCGATTGTCTCACCATTTCTTTACGTTAGCGATGGGGACAAAGGAAGCCGGCTTTGCTGAGATTGATCGCCTTACGGCTTCGCAAGCATATCGTAATGCGTCAATAACATGGTTCTTTTTGTCCTCTAACACTGGTAATATTTTACCTGTTAAAGGGTCGGTCTTATAAGAATACAAGGTTAGTTCATCAATGGTATGGATACATCGAGGGTGCACCACAATATCGTAGTTCTTCAGGAATTCGATTCCTTCCTCTACAGATTTCGGGCCTTTTACCGCTGTCATTATTTTAGGAAATCCGTTCTTTCGCATATGGCTTATTGTTTCAGGGCGGGCTGAATCTGCAACGATAGGCCATTTTTCAGACTCAGGCACTTGCAGGAATAACTCAGGGGTATTCACAATCTCACACCCAACCATATACGCTTCATAATCAATATATAGGGTTCGCCCAATAATGTGGCAGCGAACCAATACGGTAGGGTCTACCGCAAAGCCCCAATCGGCGCCAAGCCGGTGTATCGCGTCAGAGGGCGCTTCAAATTCTTCAATACGCCAGTTTCTAAACACTCGGCTTTCTGAGTTTTTCAGATATTCACCTAGCCAAACGTGCTTGTATTTATCAGGGTCTCGCCGCCGGTCATATTCCAATTCATCCTGTAACTCAGGTGGAAACCAAGGGTTGTCTTGATAGTTAACCTCAATAACTACTGTGTCTTTAGGCGGGACTTTGCCCCTTAATAAAGAATCAACAGGGTCTGTTTCTAGGCTTGGATTCCAAGTAAACCATAATTCTGAGCCAGGCTTTCTAATAGTTGGTCGCAGCATATCCAAACTCTTTTGGCTTAAAGACTGGGCTTCTTCAGTCCACGCACAATCATAGCCTTCTAGGGATTTAATGCTGTCAGCGGTATGGTTTTGCATACCTTGAAAGATTATCATGCCATCGCCCTTTTTGGACTTAATGACAGCTTCTTGGACTTCAAAATAAGCCCCTGCGTTCATGGCTTCTATCTTTATTTCTAACAGGCGCTTGACCGATTGGTTTAGGGATTTCTGAATTTCCCTTACGCACACTGTTCGCCTTTTGGGGTTCATGATGTGCTCTTCAATCAACATTTCAGCGAATAAATGAGATTTTCCGCTTCCACGCCCACCCCATGCGCCTTTATATCTAGCAGGCTTGAATAGAGGTGTCGCCCATCGAGGCGTGTTAAGTTTTAGGCTTGTCAATAA